GGGCCTCACCGAAGACGGCCAGCTCGACAAGGCGCTCGCCATGGAACAGATGGCCGAGTCCGAACTGATCTCGCAGCGGGACAAATATTACTTTCAGCAGGGCCAACCCTCCATGTGGACCGCCCGCGTCAACCAATACTAAATTATGCACCCGAATACCCGCATCACCAACCGCACGTCCGGCAGCCAATTCATCGGCGACACCAACACCGTCACCGCTGACATCGTCTCCATCGACGTGATGACCGACACCAAGTTCCACACGCTGACCGGCAACCTGACCGGCGCCGCGAACGCCACCGAGGCCAGCGCCGCGCTCATCAAGGCGGGCACGACCCTCGACGGCTTCTTCAGTGCCATCAAGCTGCACAGCGGCACGGTGATCGCTTACCGCAAGTAAACCATCTGAGAAGCCGCGCGATGAGCCTGTCGTATTTTCATCACAACATGAGCACCACCGAGAAGGGCGTGCTTGGAACGGTTACTAGCATCGGCTCAAGCGTCTTCTCAATGCTCCCTCACCTAGAAACAACCCTGCGAGTCGCCGGTCTATGTGTCGGTCTCGCGGTCGGCATCGTCACCCTAATTTCGGTCCTTCACGACCTGAGAAAGAAACAGAAGCAAAAATAATATGCGTAACTACAAAACAACCCTCCTCGGCATCCTCACAATCATCGCCTCGCTCTCGACCGCTGGCCGCGAGTTCCTCGCCAACGGCAGCATCCCCGACCTCGGCCTCATCGCCGCGAGCCTGCTCGCCGGTTGGGGCTTGATCGTCGCCAAAGACAACAACGCCCGACTCTGAATCCATGAGCGTCCGCGCCACAAAACTAGTTGCAGTTGCGATCCTCGCCGCGAGCTGGGCTGTCGCTGCGGCTGGCTGCGTGACGGTCGGCTATGACTTTGTGCGGCAGCAGGCCACGGTCACCGTCAACCCGCCGCCCAAAGGCCACGCGAAGTAACCATGTGGAAGTGGATCAAGAATCTGTTTGGCAAAAAGTCCGCGACTGGCCCAGCGCCAGCCTCGCCGAGCTTGCCATTAGAATCCACAACAACCTCCACACCCGCCGCGAGCAAAGCCTACGACGAACGCCGTCTCAACACCCCGAACAAAAGCGGCAGACCTATCACCCCGACCATGATCGTCCTGCACCATACCAGCGGTAGCTACAACGGCTCCGTCTCTTGGTGCATGAACCCTGAGAGCAAAGTGTCCTACCACGTCATCATCGCCCGCAACGGCAACCGCACCGTCCTCGCCGACGACAACGCCCGCTGCTGGCATGCGGGTCTCAGCTCATGGCAAGGCGTGCCGGACTGCAACAGCTACAGCCTCGGCGTGGCATGGAACGGCGACACTTATGGCGACCCGCTAGGCGAAGCGGCGATGGACAGCGCCATCCAATACATCATCCCGCGAATGAAGAAGTGGCACATCCCGATGTCCCGCATCGTGACTCACCAGCAAATCGCCCCCAATCGAAAGAACGACATCTCGCCCGCCGACGCGGCGCGGTTCAAAAGCAGACTCAAGGCAGCGCTCAACTAATGGCATTAGAATCTCCAGTCCAACGCGACGGTGACGCCGGTTTCCTCGGCTTCGCTTCTCGTTTGAACCCGCTGACCCTTCCGGCAGGCATGCTGCAAGACAGCGTGAACATGCGCTTGGACAGGGGCGTTGCCCAGACCCGCAAAGGATCAAAGCGCCTCACCGACACCATCGGGACAACCGGCGCCCCGCTGACGCTCGACTTCACCCTCGGCACCGACAAGGCCGTCACCTCGATCACCCGCGCCTCGACCACGGCCACCGTCACCGCGACCGCGCACGGATTCACGACCGGCGACCAAGTGAACATTCGCGGCGCCGCCGAGACCGACTACAACGGCGACTTCATCGTCACCGTTACGGACGCCAATACTTTCACCTACACCGTCAGTGGCAGCCCCGCGACACCGGCCACCGGCACGATCATCGCCAACAACGGCCCCGAAGTGCGCGACTCCTACGAGGGCGGGCTTTATGCCGCTGGCGTCTTCGCCAGCCAGAACTACGACAACGCCAACGAATTTATCGTGCTCGCCGGATCAGACAGCGCCACGCTCTACCGCCAAGGCCAGTCGCCGGTGGTCAAAAACTACCCGAACACGCCGCAAGAGCGCATTGAAGGCACGGACACCGTCAGCGTCGTCCAAGCGTTCGACCGCCTCTACATCCTCCGCGAAGCCGACCGCAGCGTCAGCGGCTGGGAGCAAAAGCTCACGACCGCGTCAGGCATCACGGTCAGCACCACCACGGCCACCATTAACGTCACCGCCCACGGCTACCCCGAAGGTGCCCGCGTCCGCATTGAAGGCAGCACAACGCCCGCGTTCGACGGCCACGAATACGACATCACAGGCATCGCCACTGACTCTTTTACCATCACCGTTCCAAGCGGCACTGCAACCCACGCTGCCGCAGGCATCAAGGTTCGCCGCGTCAAAGCGCCGATCTATTGGGACGGCGGCGCTGGAAACTTCGTCCGCGCCACCGCAGGTGTGCCAAGCGAAGGCGTCACCTACACCCGCATGCCGAGTGTCGGCTGGGCGAGTTACCATAACAATCGGCTATGGATCGCCAAGACCCGCGACACGGTGGGAATCAGCGACGTTTTGGACTCCGACTTATACGACCCATTTTGGAACAGCTTCCGCGCAGGAGCGGGCGGCGACGACCGCATTGTTGCAGTGCATCCATGGATCGAGGGCCAAGCCCTCGTCTTCTGCCGCAAGTCCATCTGGCTCGCCACCCTCGGCCAAGTGTCGTCCACAGATGGCAGCGACTTCAGCGTAGACACTCCGGTGTCACAGCTCACGCTCCTCACCAACGAGATCGGTTGCAGTGCCCGCAACACCATCGTCACCGCAGGCTCGTTTGTTTTCTTCCTGTCTGACGCCGGTATCTACCGACTCGACAGCCGCCTCGATCTAAAACTTCGCGGCGACACCAAGCCGCTCTCCGAACCCATCGCCGACTTGTTTAGCCAAGTGGTTCAGTCCCGCGTAGAGCGCAGCGCCTTCGGCATCTGGCACAGCAACCGCTATCTGGTTGCGCTCCCGACCAGCGCCGACCCGCTCGACGGCAATCAGTTGGTGGTTGCTTGGAACGCCTTAACGGACACTTGGGAATACCGCGACATCTATCCGAGCAGTGCATCGGTCAACCAGATCCTCGTCGGCACCTACGACAACCAGCGCCGCGTCTTCTCGGTCCCGCGCTCCGGCAACCTCTACCTGCTAGAGCAAGAGGACACAGCACTGGACGACAACGCAGTCAACGCTGGCACCAGCCCCATCACCGGAAGCATCAAGACCCGCCGCTACGATTTCGGCGACATGCACAGCAAGCGATTTCTCCGCACCATCGCCGATGTCGTCATTCCCGCAGGCGCCAGCGTCACAACCAAGATCAGCACCATCAACCCTGACACTGAGACAACAGTGGGCACGCTGACAAACAGCAACGCAAGCAGCGAGGACTACAACATGAAGAGTCCGGTGCGCTACAAAGCGCACGCCGCAGAAGTCATTTACGAAACATCAAACGGCCGACCGGAGATCCGCTCGGCATCCATCGAGGCATCGCCCAAGTCCTTGCCTCCGACCGAAACCCGATCAGCAGCATAATTCCTATGGCCTCCTATAATTACACCTTCACCTCTGGGGATACCGTGACCCCGACTAAGTTGAATTCCGCCCGCACCGTCAGCGAGATCGTCAACGCCGATGTCAGCGCAACTGCGGCGATTGCCGGAACAAAGGTCGCGCCCGCCTTCGGCGCCCAAGACATCACCGTCAGCACGGCCAACCGTTCAATCACCAACACCGGCAACTTTGCGCTGTCGTTTGGGACGAATAATGCAGAGCGGATGCGGATTTCGAATGATGGGAATATTGGTATTGGCGTAACGGACGCGGGCGCAAAACTTGATGTCCGTGCAGGAACCCTTCGGCTGTCCACGAACAACGATAGAACGACCGTTTATGGAATAAACCGAGGAGACACCGGAAGCACCAACGGTATGGCGTCCATCGGAATGTTTGGGTCTGGCGCAAACGGGTACCAAGGAAACATTATATTTAGCACCTCCGGAACGGATGTTTTCAATGCCTCACTTACCGAACGCATGCGTATCGACGCCAGCGGGAATGTCGGGATTGGGACGACGCCGGGTTACAAGCTGGATCTCGTTGGAGATTTTCGCGTTGGCGTAAGCGCATCCGCAAACTTTCTGGTCAATCTCGGACGAACCGGCACCGTTGAATCGTATCGCTCTGCCTACATTTATGGAGACGGAACGGGCATAGACTTTGTCAACCAGCAGAATGGCCGCTTAAACTTTGGTGCTAACAATTCGGTTCGCCTTGCCGTCAAGCCAAATGGCCAAGTCCGATTCGTCCCGCTCTCAGCCGACCCCGCAGGCGCCGAAACCGGCGATGTCTACTACAACAGCAGCACCAACAAGCTGCGCGTCTACAACGGAAGCTGGGTCGATTTGCACTAACATGAAACCCCAACTCGCCGACTTGATCGAAGCCTACGCCGCCGCCCGCGCATCGGGCAGCCGGTTGCTGTTGGAGTTTGCTGTGGGGCAGCTCAATGAGTTTATGGCGAAGGTGGATGTAACAGAAATCCAGAAACAGAAAGAGGAGGAATAATTATGGCCCAACGAAGGGATAAACAAAAAGTGCCAAGCACCAACCCAGTTGGCGCGCAGCTTATCAAGGACGCGAAAAGCGGGACAAACACATTGGCCCGAACAATCGCACAGGGCAATGTCTTGGGGCAGGACATGCAATTTGGCGGGTTGCTCAACTTGCTGGAAAGCGGCGGAATCGTTGGCCTGAGTGATGCTGAGTCCAAGGCTCTCGGCAGCGCCTCATCTAAGTATGGCCCAAGCTCCAAGGATCTTGATTCGCAGGTCCGCTTGCAGTCATCGCTGGCCACAGACCGTGCGTTGCTGGAGTCAAAGGTTGGAGCAAACGGCAAGCCTCTAACTCCCAAGCAAATCGCCGCCATTCAAAAGCGTGTAACAGCCAACGAAAGGCAACTCACCGGCATCACTGGAAAGATCGACGCTCAGAACAAGTTTGTCGCCGACTACCGCACGTCCTTCACCGAAGGCAAGCGGACAGGCGCCGACATCATGCAGGAGCGCTTTCCCGAGGCAAAACAGGCGCTCGACGCAGCATCGCCATACCTCGACCGCATGGGGCAGCTCGGACCAGCCGGTGAAAGGTTGATGAATGCGCTTGGACAAGGTTTTCAGGCGGGACAGATAACCAGCCGTGACGTAGAGCGCGGTAGCGTTGGCCAGTCGCTCTATGACCGTGCCGCTACCATGGCGCAAAGCGATGGAAGGCTGTCGCCGGAAGCCGCGCGCGAGGCTGCTCAGTCGGCCAGACAGGCGTTTGCCGCCAGAGGACTCGGAACATCTTCGGGAAGCGCGGCAGCGGAACTTCTTAATCGTGACCGCTATTCGCGGCAGCGCATGTTCCAAGACCTTGATTTCGCAGGAAGGGTGCAGGATTCGGACGTGTTGCGGCAAAACAACAATGCCAACCGTTCGCTTATGGCGATGCAGGCCAATGAGGAGGCTCGACGCCTCGGCAACACGGCGAACATTGGAATGCTTGGCGATGCCTTCAATACGCAGCAGCAGCTTAACCAGCAAGGCCTTGGCGCGGTGCTTCAGCGCAGCCAGCTCGCCAGCGCGGCCAACCCTTACAACATGATGCTCTCACTCTACTCGCAGGGCCAGCCTACCGGAACGCAAGCCGTGGGACCGGCGACCAGCCTTGCGCAGACGGCTGGAGGAATAAACCAAGCGAACGCTTGGAATGCTTACAACGCATCTAACTGGCAAAACTATGCCAACTATGGGAACCAGCAGAGTGGATTCAATCTTGGCAGCGCACTTGGGGGAGCCGCGTCTGGCGCTGCCGCAGGCGCTCCGCTAGGGCCGTATGGCGCAGCCGGTGGCGCCGTTCTTGGGCTTGCCAGTTCATTCTTGGACTAACACTTAACAACAAACAGGAGACAATACTATGGTCACATTTCAAGCGCCGTTCGACATCATGGATATGCAGCGGCTACAACAGCAGCAGAGTCAGTTTAATCAGCAGCAGATTATTGGCGGACTTGCTAGTCTCGCGCAGTCGTACAGCGACAACAAGGCGATGGAGGCCAAGGCCAAGAGCTACGATAAGGTAGGCGAAATTCTCGGCAGCTCAATGTTCAGCGGCAACGACGTTGCCATGAACGCGCTCGGCCAGCTCAAGAAATCCAAAGATCCGCGCGAGAAGGTTATGGGCTACGAGGCGCTGCTTTCGTTTGTCGGGCCGTATAGCAACTTCATGAATGCACAGGGGCGGATGGGTATTCAGCAAAACGCGCCCATTCTAAGCGCCGGACTGCAGGGCGCCGCGCGCGTCGCCGGTGGAGAAGGCACTGTGATGCTCCCCGAAGAGCCGCTTCCCGTGACGGACGGCTCACAGCTACCGCCGAGTCAGCCAAGCCAACCCAGCCCTGACGCGATGAGCGCGGCGACCGCTTGGTACAATCAAAGCAACCGCGGGATGATGCAGACAGGAACGATGAAGCCGTTTTACCGCAACTGATAGAACACTCACGACATGGAACCTTTAAAAGACGAGTTTGGTAACCCCATCGGAACACCTGTTCCAGTGGACCCGCAGGAAGATCCGATGTCCATGAACACGCTGCAGGAGGTCGAGGGCATGGACATGGTCGGAGACGACGAGACACTTCCCCCAGTTGATGACCGGATGCTGCCGCCGGTGACCATTCCGGCGACCGGATCTCGATACGATCTAACAAGGCTCGACAGTGTG